CAATTTTGCTGTAAAATTTAAGCTTCCCATACTCGGTACCGTGCAGTTAAATAGAGACGGAATTGAGAAAGAGGGGGCCGAAACGATATCTGGCTCTGACAGAGTTCTTTGGCTCTGTTCTAATTTTACAATATTAAAACAAAAAAGTCAGTCAGAACTGAACGAAGACCCCCCGATGAATGGAACAAAGAAACTCATTGTAACAGACACTCGGTACGGTCCTGGTATGGAATTTGGTGAGTATATTAATATTATAGATAATTTATCCGTTGGTCAACTAAAAGAAGGCCCACTATTTTCACAAGCCATTCAGAATTCTTTTCAGAATAAGGTGGTAAAAGAAAAGTAATGGCAAAATTGATTGATTTAACAGGACAAAAATTTGGGAGGCTTGTTGTTCTAAAGCAAGTTGAAAATAATAAATGGGGACATTCCGTTTAAAATTGGTCGATTAAAGAGGCATTAATTACGTCAGTTGGGCAACGCAGAAAGAAATAATTGTGAAAAAATTTAATACTAATGAAATTAGTTTTTTGCAAGATAGGGCCTGTGAGCGGATTACAGAAGTGTTAGATGCTTTGGGATGTGATTATATCGAACGTCATGATTATATTCAAATGGCCTGCCCAGTTCATGGAGGCGATAATTTACGAGGTATGTTTTGGGCCATACGATCATCACACTGGAATTGTAAAACCAGGGGGTGCCACCTGGACCCTATTAGTGGACCCAGTACTAGTGTTTTTGGTCTCGTTAGGGGCAGTATGACTCGCAAAACGGGGGAAAAATGGAGTTTTCAACAAGCAGCTAATTTTATCGCCCAAATATTAGGATTAGAACAATGTTCAGTAGATCAAGCTACTGCTCAGGATATTGAAATAGCTAAGATTGTTAAACAACATAGAAAAAGACAGATTACTATTCAAGGACGAGGTATTCCATTAGCGACAATGATTCCACATTTGCAATCAGATCAAGTTTATTATCCGAATAGGGGTATATCACCTGAGATTATCGCCAAATACCATATATCATTTTGTAACACCAAAGGCAAACCAATGTATAAGAGAGCCTTCTTTCCTGTTCTTGATATGACAGGACGATATATTGTTGGATGGTCTGGAAGAAGCATCTATGATAAATGTTCTAAGTGTGGAATGCATCACCATCCAGAACGATCATCATGTCCCGATCCACAATATAAGAGCATGTACACAAAATGGAAACATTCAAAAGATTTCCACGGAGAATTATATCTATATAATCTTTGGTATGCAAAACCGTTTATTAGCAAATTAAGCGAAGTCATCTTGGTTGAAGGTGCTGGGGATGTATGGGCTTTAGAGGCGGCTGGTATTAAGAATAGTGTAGCTATATTCGGTACGAGTTTATCAAAATCACAAAGATTGCTTCTTCAAAATGCTGGAGCATTAACTATAATATGTATGTTTGATAATGATGAAGCTGGTAAAAAAGCTATGATAAAACTAGAGAAAGAATTAATACATTATTTTCGAATATTTTGTATTACCCCAGAGACAGTAAATGATGTTGGCGATATGTTAGGTGAAGATATTATAGGGAAAATTGGTCCTGTTCTAGAGCGAATATCTAGTGGGCATAAGAAAGAGAATATAAATGTCAGATAAATTTGAAATTAAAGATTCGGGGAAGAGAGAAGATTTTGATGGTGGTGCCGTTCGTGATACTGATGATAATAAACCACGATATGATCTTATTCCACCAACGGCATTAAGACGGTTAGCTATGCATTATGCAAATGGTGCAAAAAAATATGATGAACATAATTGGGTTAAAGGTATTTTAGTATCTCGATGTATAGGCAGCGCAATGAGACATTTATTTCAACTTGCTATGGGCGATAAAGATGAAGATCATGCTAGTGCAATCGTTTTTAATATATTTTGCATTGTACATTATCAAGAAATAGATCGTACAGATTTAGACGATCGTTTTAATTGGAAAACTGGTAAACGAAATAATGAAAATAATTCAGTGTAGTGCTAGTTCAATTAGCCGATATCTCCATTGCCAATTTTCGTATTTCTTACATTATATTCTTGGTAAGGAAACCAAAGCTGGGAAAGCAGCCCTCCAGGGAAGTATTGTCCACCAAACTCTAGAATGGATGGGTAAATTACGAAAACGTGGTAAGGTAAATATTGATCCAATGTGGTTATTAAATCGGGCTTGGGATGAACTTACTATCAAATCTCCAGAAATTGAAATCCGTCGTACTACAACTCGTATTAATAAATGGACGGGCGAACTCAAGGAAGCTGCTGATTTTAAAAAATGTCGAATTGCGCTTGAAACGGTATTAGCTGATCCTTTCTATAATCCTTATAAGCTTACAGTGTTGGATGCAGAACAATGGTTTGCGTTAGAAATGCCCGACACAGAATGGCAATGTCTGGATGAGAATGGAGAATTATGTCAATTTACAGCGCGTGGTTTTATTGATCTTATAAATGAAATCGATGAGAATACTATAGAGATTTGTGATTGGAAAACAGGAAGCAGAAAGGATTTTTATACACAAGAATCGGTTGACGAAATGTCGCTAACACAAAACATTCAGGCAAGACTCTATCACTTGGCGGCTTATTTTTTATATCCTAAATACAAAAATATATTAACCACATTTTATTATACCAACGACGGAGGTCCAATTACGGTTGCCTTTTCTGAGAACGATTTAGAGACAACTATTGCAATCTTATATAAATTTTTTATTACAGTTAAGCAAGATATTTTAATACATAGAAACAGGAGTTGGAGATGTAAAATGTGTAGTTTTAATAAAGATGATGTGTGTAATCGGATTTGGAGTGATTTTTGCAGAAAAGGAGTAAATTATGTCAAAAATCGTTATGGCAAATTAATGGATAAAGAACAATCGGTTATTGGGAAATCAAAGAAATAAAATGTCAAGATTCGTTGATTTAATTGGAAAAAGATTTGGAAGACTTGTTGTAATTGAACAAGCTGAGAAAGATAAATGGGGGCATTATGAATGGTCGTGTCTATGTGATTGTGGTAGAGAAAAGGTTATCCGTGACTCTAGTCTAAGAAATGGAAATACTAAAAGTTGTGGATGTTGGCGAGTAGAAAGATTAATTGAACATGGTCACAAGAAAAGAGGTAAAGAAACCCCAATTCATAGATCGTGGAATCACATGCTTGATCGATGTACTAATCCAGATAGCAAAGATTATAAAAATTATGGTGGACGAGGAATCACAGTTTGTAAACGGTGGAGAAATTCCTTTCCTAATTTTTTAGAGGATATGGGTAAAAACTGGCGATCTGGACTTACTATTGAACGTAAAGATAATGACGATGGATATTTCCCCGGAAATTGTTATTGGGCGACTAGGAAAGAACAAAACAGAAATTCACGACATAATCATTTAATTACTTGTTTTAATAGAACTCAATGTTTGGTCGAATGGGCTGAAGAAATTAAAATTCCTCAATCTACTATACGGGCACGAATTCGACGTGGTTGGTCATCCGAAAGGGGTCTAACAACTCCGATAAAAAAGGAGGATAATAATGACTAAAAAAACATATATACCGCTTCACCAGCATAGTTTTTTTTCGCTCCTCGATGGTCTTTCAAGCCCTAAAGACATTGTAGATCGCTGTGTTGAATTGGGTCTTCCCGCCTGCGCAATTTCCGATCATGGCACCTTGGCTGGTATGAAAGTCTTTTATGATGAATGCAAAAAACAAAAAGTTAAACCGATTATCGGAGTCGAGTTATACATCTCGGAACAAGATGCGACTATTAAGAATACATCCAATAATAAAAGAAATCACCTTGTCGTTTTAGCAAAAAACGATCAAGGAATAAAAGATTTAATGGCATTGGTATCAGAAAGTAATAAACCTGAACATTTTTATAGAAAACCCCGGCTTAGTCTTGAACAAATTATACCATTTGCTGAGGGGGGTAATCTAATTTGTTTAAATGCTTGTATCGCAGGGCAATTACCATCAAGTCTTTTTGTCGATTTCAAAGAAGCGACACAGGTAAGCCAACACGGAACAAATATTGAAGGTGTTAGAAAATTATTAAAATCGGACTGGAAAGAAATCGGGAAAGATATTATTAATAAACATCTAGCAATTTTTGGAAAAGGTAATTATTATCTTGAGATTCAGCTTGCAAAAATGGACATACAGGTAATTGTAGCAGAATGCTTGCGCCAATTGGGTAAGGAAATGGGCATTCCCGTAATAGCAACAAGCGATTCCCATTATTGTAAAAGAAAAGATTCCGAAGATCAACGTCTCTTGTTATACTCACAATTGCACACAACCAAAGAAGCCCAAGATTATAAAATTGCGAACGGCCAGGATGTTATGGATTTTTTTGTATCTGATGAATATTTTATTCCATCTTATGAAGAAATGCTACAGAAATTTACTGAGGCGGAACTACAAACGACCATTGAAATTGCAAATCAAATTAATTATTCGTCGTTAGGACATTCGCCCTATTTGCCAGTTTTTACGAATGACGAATCGAAGAAACTCGGGCTTAATTCTGATGAATATTTGAAATATCTATGCATAGAAGGTGCCAAAGTAAAATTAGCCCATCTTGATCCAAAACAAAAAAAAATCTATTGGGAAAGATTACAAAAGGAACTCATTGTAGTTCAAGAAGCTGGATTAGCAGATTATTTCCTCATCGTTTGGGATGTATGCAGATTTGTCGATAAAAAGAATGGACCCAGAGGCAAAGGGCGCGGTTCTGGTGCTGGTTCCTTAATTAATTATCTTACAGGAATTACTGGTATTGATCCAATTGAATACGGATTATACTTCGAGCGATTTTATAATTCAGGCCGCAACATTTTACCACACTTTGATGTCGGGCAAACGAATTTTATGTCATGGATGTCCGAAAATTTCGAATTATTACACACCCGCAGTACAAGCAGTGATCGCAAAGCAGTATCGCAACATTTAGCAAGACGAATAAAACAATGTGCCAAAAATGGTGATCAAAAGATTGAATTTACGGATATGATGCGAGCAGAAGTTGAATGGATTGATGAAAATAATCCATGTATGTGGATGTATTTACATGATATGATTAAGGAAAAACCAGCCATTAATCCTTCAAATTCACATTTGGCATATGGTCTTGGTATAACATTAGCTGGACAAAATGAATTAGATATGAACCGCAAGGTTAAAATTCACGAAGGTCATATTAGTCTTCCCGATATTGATACTGATATTGGAGTTGTATTTAGAAATGAAGTAATTGCTTATCTTAAAAAACGATGGGGTGAGGAATACGTAGCTCAGATGATTACCTTTGGTCGGCTTCAGGGCAAGGCGGCTCTGAAAGAAGTATTTCGAGCCCAACCGAATATGGTAAAACATTTAATGAAAGTTAAAGCAGTCAAAGAAGGAAAAAATGCTGATGATATCCATATGACTCCGCATGATTTATGTAATGATATTACACAATATATTCCTGACGAAGCAACGATTGCTGATGAATTAAGGCAAGCACGAGCAGAACAGGGAGATGATTATGGAATTTTACAATGGGCAGTACATAATATCGAATCGATACAAAAGGTATATGAATGGTATAAACCACTATTCGATCAAGCTATGAGAATTGAGGGAACTAAAAAGTCTCAATCAAAACATGCGGCTGGTGTTGTTATTGCTGATCGACCAATCGAAGAATTGGTACCATTAGTTTATGATGCTAAAAATAAAGATCGTGTTGTTGGCTTAGAAATGCATGATGCTGAAGCTATGGGTTGTGTTAAATTTGATTTTTTGGGTGTCGTTGCATTAGATAAATTATGGAAAGCTCAGGATTTAATTAATGGAGTTAAAGCTGCTGAAGTAATAGAAGATTGTATAAAAGGAAAGTGCGAATAATGTCTGATGATACATTAAAACAAATGGAAGCTCTGAATCCGTGGTTTTATGATGTAACTATTGGTCAAACTACAATAGTACCTGGAGTTGGATCACCACATACCCCGGAACAATTAATGGCTGATACACAATATAAACGTGAAATTTTGGTCAAAGCTATTGCCAAGCGATATGATTTTCGAGGTAAAAAATTACTAGACCTGGGTTCTAATTGTGGATATTGGTCATCACATTATGCCAGATTGGGGGCAACATCCCTGCTTGCCATAGAAGGTCGTGAAAGGTCAATAGCACAAGGTAATCTATATTGGCAGCATGGCCAATTTATGAAAGACAATGCATATCAGTTTTTATTTGGTGATGTAAATAGCGAAGATATATGGAAAACAATTAAGGATCGATCGCCATTCGACTTTGTTCTTTGTGGTGGATTATTGTATCACATGCATAATCATAAATTGCTTTTACAGCGAATGGATTCGGTAGTACGGGAAGTAATTTTGATTGATACTAGAGTTAGCGATCCTGGAGCCCGCGCCACTACGCCACGGAATGAGCCGCGCGATTGGAAATTTAATGGTATTATTGATCCGAATGGTAACGGGTCTTGGTCGTCGCAACCAACATTAGATTTTTTGCTAAATTTCTTTAGTGATTACAACTATGAAGTCGAAACAATTCGATCACACATTCCTGTACATCCATTAATGAATCAAGCAGATAATTATGATTTAAACAGACGCATTACATTATTATGTAGGAAAAAATAATGGTTAGTGCCGTTTTTATAGAATTAACAAATCATTGCAATTGCCGGTGTCGGTCGTGTCCACAATCCACTGGACTGCTAAGACCGAAAGGGTACATGGATTTTGATTTGTTTAAAAAGATAGTTGACCAAGCTTGGGGTATAACCTCTGTAATAAATCTTTCATTTTTCGGAGAACCTACTTTATATCCAAAATTTTTACAGTGTTTAAAATACTTAAAACAACGACCAGCCGGTAAGTCTGTGGTATTATATACCAACTTTCTCAATGTAACTCAAGATATGATGAATGAGTTAATTTGTAGTGCTCCAAATAGATTACATTTAAGTATTAACGCAGCAACATCCAAAACCTATAATGCAATCCGTTCGGGACGGTGGTGTGTTGATTTAAATGGTACAATTCATACAGATAATTTATTTGAGATGTTGTGTAATAAAGTAGAACATTGGTTTAATATTCCTGGTCATCCAAAAACTATACATATTTTTACCGTTGCCAGTTACAGCATCAATGAATTAGGAATATTTGTGCAAAAATGGCTGCCTTTTCTTGGAAATAATGATGAAATCTTTACAAAAGGTGTTTTGAGTTATGGTGGAAGTATGCTAAATGAACCTCTTTTAATATCGTCGCCGTGTAGGATGTGGGATTCCCAATCCTATCTTGTTGTCGATTGGCAAGGTAATATTAGTCCCTGTTTCTTAGATACCAACATGAGACTTGTTATTGGTTCGGTATTAAATAATTCACTTCAACAAATTCAGGCTGGATCAAAAAGAATAAATATTCGACAAAAATCTTTAGCCCGTACCATCAAACCGTGCGATACCTGTTTAGACGCCTCTCACGGCATTAGAAGTCGAACATATCGAAAAGGATCACAATGGAATGATGCCCATTTGGAAAATTGGCAATGAAAAATGATGTAATAGCGATTATTACTCCGGTTGGAAATGAAATTCAGTCTATTGATACTATGTATCAAGAACTTCAAAAGATACACTGGCATTTATGGATAACCATTATTGATTCATTTTGTCGAGATAGTTCGGATGTTGTACTCAGGGAATTGGCAAAACTTGACTCACGTATTGTTGTTTTACATACAGGCAGGAGCACCGGAGTTGCCAGGGCCTATATTCATGGTGTTAAACATGCTGTTAAGCTAAATGCCACAAAAATAATTGAGTTTGATATCGGACATCCAGTAGATTTAATTCCAAGATTTGTAGAATGTCTCGATAAGTTTCCATTAGTTGTTGGCACAAGATTTAATGGTGGCGAATTTGTCAATGTACCATTTTATCGTAGAGTGTTAAGTAAACTTGGGACTATTTTATCTCATGTAGTATTGCAACTTCCATTTTCAGATTGCACAAGTGGCCTACAAGGTTTCACCAATAAGGTTGCGGAAGCAATGCCATTTGATCAATTTAAGTCTACTGGTCATTTTTATCAAACAGAATTTAAATTTTATTGTCAGTTTTTGCCATTTATGGAAATTCCATTCTCATATATTGGTACTGAATCGTCTATTAAAATATCTGCCGTCAAAGAATCGTTGGATATTTTGTTCTACTTATTTAAGCAATCTGATCGTTCAATTTTATCTGGAGATTATACGCCGATGTCTAGTGACAAAAAAGAATTATTGATATCTATAAAAAATGATTTAAAGCATTTAGTTAATAATGAAACTTATATGATTGGTTATCATTTATGCAATACGTTACATAGATTATTGGTCAGAACCATTCACTTAATTGATAATGAACTGAAGGAATTACCATGAAAATAGCTTTATGTCTACATGGTCGATCATCAGGAATAAGCCGCAAGGGACTTGAAGTTGATTGGCAAAGTGGTTTTGATTATTATAATCAACACATATTTATACCAAATAAATCTGTTGATGTATTTTTACATACAGATACTGCTCAACAATCAGAAATAGAATCCATATATAAGCCACGTATGGCGATATTCGAAGAGGATAAGCAATTCATTGATGATCCAATTATTCGGACTATACCATCATTCAACTTAGTTAACGATCCTTATATCCATGCATATAATGCAACTACAGAAGCAGAACATCAATCTATATGCGCCAAATGGTATAGTGCTCAACAATCCATTCTTCTCAAAAGACAATATGAACAACAACATAATTTCAAATATGACTGGGTTATGCAAGGCCGGTTTGATATTGCCTGGCAAATAGATGTGATTTTTTCACATTTTGATTCACAATATTTTTATGTTCCAAATTGGGAAAATGCATATTTTGATAATAAAATTATTCCGCCAGATAAATATTATAAAGATAAACATTATTTGCATCCCGAAAAAATGACATATAAAAAATATGGTTGGCCATGTACACTATGGAAGAATTCACCAGCACTTAGTGATCATTGGTGTTTTGCATCATCTGATCTGATGGATCAATTTGGGAATTTATATAATAATATTGATATATTGGCAAGCCAATCCCTTTTTTGGTCTAATCACATATTTGTCTTTAAACAATTAGAATATATGGGTATATTGGATCAAATTAAATTCGCCTTTCACAGAAATAGTGATTTTCCATTAGTTCGGTCTTTGAATAATATTCCTAAACAAGGGGAAAGTAATAGACGATGAAATGGTCTGGATATGGAAAAAATATTCTAATATATGATCGTGATCCAAACGAGCATATCCCTCGTTGGTTGCGTGGTTTCGTTCAATATCTTCGTGACAAGGGATATCGAGTAGATACTGCCGGTGGTACATGTGGTGGCGATATCAAACAATATTCGCATATATTTATGTGGAATGGTAATTTACCCATTCATGTACCTATCAAGAAAGCAGCAGCATCTCTTAACATCCCCATCACAATTGTGGAAGTTGGTTGGTTTCCTCAAATCCGCTTTTATACGTTAGACGCAATGGGAATCAACGCAAAATCTAGTTTGATGACCGATGATTTATCATGGATAACACACAAACATTTACAAGAACTAGATAAATTTTCGAATCAATATCTCCGAGGCAAAAAATGGAAAGCACCAGGAAAATATATATTGTGCCCATTGCAATTAGAGTTTGATACTAATATTATTGAACACTCCCCATATTCTAATATGCAACAATTCATCGAACACGTCGAAGAAATATTTCCGAATGAAGAAATTATTTTTAAAACACATCCAGTTCGTGCAAATGCACAATATAAGACACGACACAACATTGTTCGTAGCGGAGATTTCAATCAATTAGCCACAAATGCCAAGATAGTATATGGTATTAATTCTACCTGTTTACTCCAGTCGGTAATGATGGGGGTGCCAACTGAATCGGTTGGTGGGGGATTGTTAAAAGCGCATAGGACTAATCAACGAAAATTATTAGCTGCCTTAGTAGATCGACAAATTCCCATAGAAGAAAGAAATTTGGATCGTTGGATTTTGCCGTTTTTGGAGAAATCAAAATGAAGCGTATATTTGTAGATATAGGAGCATATCCAAGCTGGACAATGGATGTTGCGTTACTGCCAGAATTTAAAATGAATATGATCTATGGAATTGACCCATCACCACAACACCATCTTTTACTCGATCAACAATACGGCAATAATTCACATGTTTTTATTGTTAAAGTGGGCTTATTAAATAAAACATGTATATTACCGTTATATGATGAAGGAAGTATTGGAGCCAGTATATTCAGAGATTTTCAAAATGCTCAACCCAATGGAATAAAGACTGATTGTCAATTTATAAAAGCATCCAAATGGTTTGCAGAAAATATTCCTATTGGTCAATTTGTTGTTGTTAAAATGAATTGCGAAGCAAGTGAATGCGATATACTCGATGATCTTATGACCAGTGGAGAATATAAAAAAATCACTATTGCTCTTGTAGATTTTGATGTCCGTAAATCACCATCACAAGTCTATCGACAACGAGAAATAATAGAACGAGCACAACAAATTGGATTTTCAGCAATGAAGATATGGCCAGGTGGTCGCAATCAAAAACGACATATGTTATGTAATACATTAACTTTATTTACTGATACTTTATAGAAGAAATTATTATGAAAATAGCTTTATGCTTACATGGTCGGTCGTCGGGAATAATCAGATTTGCTTTTCACAGAAATCAGGATTTTTCATTAATTCGATCTCTCGATTAAGGAAAGAACTATGTTGAAAAACATTGAAGGTGAAACTGAATTTGATATATCTAATAATTTAATAAGCTTTTCATCATCTGGTGTCTGTGCTATGATGCGATTAAAAAATGAAGAAGAA